ACAAGCACCGTATCAAGATATTGATGAGGAGCAGTATAAGAAGTTACACAGTGAGATGCCTAAGAACATAGACTGGGGTAAGTTACAAGACTTTGAGAAAGAAGATAACACGAAAGGGTCACAGGAACTAGCCTGTACAGCCGGTGTCTGTGAGTTGGTAGATATATGATGAGTAAAGATGCACTGCTACAGCTGATGGTCATCACTATGGAAGAGTGTGGTGAGCTAGTGCAAGCGTGTAGTAAGGCTATCAGGAAAGATAACCATAGAGATAATCAATTGCTTAAAGAAGAGATAGGAGATGTCTACGCTATGATACAGCTGATGACGAAGTTTGATATTGTCAGTTGGGATGAGCTCGATGAGAGAGTGAAGGTGAAAAACAAGAAACTATCGAAATGGAGTGAATTGATAGACGATGAAGAAACCTAAAGAAGCGTTGTTGTTTAGCTTTTCTGTATATTTAAATGCAGACGGTAAAATAGCCATAGAAGAAAGTAACATTGATCCTGAACTATTTGAAGAAGCTATGGATAGTTGGAATCCGGAGTATCAAAATACAGCAATGATTGTTGCCATGATTAAGATGCTCACGGCAGCAGCCATTGAATTACAAAAAGATATTAATAAGACGATACACTAGGTGTAGTTTACTTTACGAACCCCACCACCCTTAGCGTATTTCTTGACATATCCACCACCGTACATTTTTTCAGATTTTACTTTTAGTTCTACTGGTCGTTGTACAGCAGGTTTCATTGCCATTGCATCTGTCATAGGTGTAGGTACTCTAGCACTCATGTCTGATCTGCCTAGGTTTCTTTTTTCTTCTTCGTTCATGTTTCCTCCTTTTATGTTTATGGTGAGAACGGATAATATTTTTCTAAGACTGTTCCTCTAGCCCTATTCATAAGTTCCATGAAACTGGCTTTTAAATTAGCTTTGCCTGTTTCTCTATTTATTTTCTGATTACGAGCATCTTCTTTTTCCATTTCTACACGAAATGCTGCTATTAGTTTGTCATCCCAAAACCTTCTTTCTTTTATAGCATTTATATCTACATTTCCAAAAGGCTGCACTGTAATAGAAGGCCCAGTTGTTTTGCTAGGGAATAAACTAATAGGGTCTAGTTCGTCTGGCATTAATCTTTGCATTGCCTTAACTATTTTTTCAGGGTCTTTTAAATCATCATGTTGTTCAGCATGACCTTCATAAATATGTTCGTATCCTCCCAATGCTCTGGCTACAAAAAAAGTGCTTATGGCTTCTAAAACGGCAGGGTTTACATCTCTTTTGTCCACTTTGCCAGTAGCCAACATTTTTGCCAAAGGCCCAACTGCTTCTTTAGGAGATAACAGCAATGATATCATGGTATCAGCTTCTCTGTTTTTCATAAATACGTATGATGCTTCTGTCATTACATATTTAGCAGATACTCTTTTTCCTGCTATGGCATAGATTCTACTTAACCAACTTGCTAATTTCATTTTAGGCAGACCTTCTATTGGACTTCTTATCACACCATCTCCTACATCTGCGTTTTTTACTGTTGTAATTTTAGCTATCACCATCGCTGCTTTCAAAGCATCTTGTTTTAAATATTTTTTAAACATAAGTTGATGAGTATTTAAATTAGATAGTAAGTCAGCACCATTTACTTCTATGTCTGGTACTATTTCTAGTTTTGTTGTCCCTTGATCAGCGAAATATCCATTTCTATTTTTCCATGCCTTATAACCTGTTTGCGGTTTTTCCAAACCTTCTTCCCCTATACTTACTTCTTGTCTTCTATAAATATTTCCGCCTTCTTTTTGAATCTCTTCAAGGCTGTCTGTTCTGCCTCCTCCGTCTACAATTCTATAACCATCTTTAGTTCTAGCATTTAACATGACTATACCGTGAGCAACATGTTCTCTTATAACATCATCAAATTCTTCTGCTGTTCCTCCTCCTTTTATAAATACTTCTTTAGCTTCTTCTAAAAAATCAACTCTGCCGGTACCGTCAGCTGCCTTCATCATTTGCTGTACTAAACTTACAGACCCTGATATCTTTTCACTTGCACTTCTAACAGTTTCCAAAGCATTTAAAACTTTTCTTTGTTTTTCTTTAATTTTTACTTTTTCTCCTGTTCTTAACTGTAAATCTTTTCTTAATTTTTTAAGACCTGCTTGAATATTCTGTCCGTGTCTGGTGTTTATACTAGATAAATTTGCTACATTTTCCATGTGATCTGTTCTCAAACCGCCAGCTGCCCCTCCTGATTTTTCATTCAAAACATTATATTTAGCTATTATGTTAGATACTTCGTTGTCTCCTTTTGCCCCTCCTGTAAATCCAAATTCTATATCGTTTAAAACACGATCCCAGCCCTTGTCATCATCAGGTTGTAAACTGTTTACACGCTGTTCAAACACATCTGCTCCCTTTTCTGTATATTCATCCGCTTTTTTAGCTATGGTCGTAGCAACATAAGTATCATACATGTTGGTAAACGCCTTGAACATGGTGTAATTAGCACCATCATTTTTATTAGGATATCTATACACATTCTTTTTTTGACCAGTGGTCACTGTTTTTTCTTCTGGAATACCAAACATTGCTCTTAATTCTTTATCCTGTTCAACAGCATCCAACTTCATAAATTTTTCAAAGAAATTATTTAATTCTGCTGGTAAAGGTCTTCTTATTTCTTCTGGTAAATTAATTATTGGAAGCTCTGTATCTATCACATTTTCCATTTGATCACGCATTTCTTTTGCTGTTCCTGTTTTATTTTTTATCTTTCCAGAAACAGTAGAATATGCGTTTGCAAACTGTTGATAAAATTTAGATTCGTTCACCCTATCTGCATAATTCTGTTTGTAGAATTTATCCACATGCCCTAAGTCGCTAACTATCTGTTCAGCATTTTCTACATCTGATTTAAGTATGTTTTGACGAGCTTCTTCCATACTAGAATCAACAACATTCTTTAATTGCGTTCCTAAACCCTGCATTTCTGGTGCAGTTCTCATTATTTTAGCTATTGTATTTTTTATTTGATACATATCTTTGTATCTTAATTTAAAATCAAAATCAGGTAGATTTTCAAATTTTGATCCTAACAATTCAGGGTTTTGTAAAACTTCCATTATTTCAGCGTCTGTAACAGGCCCTTTTTCATCAGGTGTTCTTAAACTTTTTGCTAACCCTTCTATGTCTTTTTTTGTTTCTTTTAAAGAGGTCTCTGTAGAATTGGCTACTACCTCCAAAGCATCATTTATTTTATCTTTTAATATGAAGGATACTTCAAATTCAATATTTTGAATTATTTCTTTTACAGTTTTTGATGCTTTTTTGTCATTCGTCCTGCCAACAAAACTTATTTCCTGAATTAATTTATTTGCATCTATTTCTGAAACATTATCCGGTACATTTCTTAATGTATCTGACACTAAACCAGAAGCCTGTAATCTATGTATGTCAAACATATTTTCTAATAATTTAGTTGCTGTTTCATTTGCTGCTGTCAAAACTTTTATTTGAGTTGTTTTAGTTTGAGAAGTTACTTCTGGAGATAATACTTCTCCACTTGGCGATGTTTGTGTTTTAACATTTTTGTCTATTATCTTGTTTGCTTGCATTGTTTTTTGTTTAAAATATTGTAATCCTCTGTTTGCAAGAATAACAGCTTGTTTAGCCTCGGTCTGTGCATTTTTTATATTTGTAGCTGTGTCCTGCACAGTAGAGTTTACATCAGGAAGAAAAGGACTACCTTCCATGTCGTTTAATAACTCAACTGAATTAGCACTTAACGAATCATCCTCTAGTAATGCTGCGTATCTTAGTTGCACTTCCTCCCTTAAAACATCTTCAAAAACTTTTATCTCGTCTGTTCTTTCTTTTACTGTATTTTTAATAGTTTTAAAAAGTGTATTTAATTCAGGGCTTGTCTCCGTGCCCGCAGTTCTCATTTTATCAGATAGTTTGAACAGCATTTTATTTATAGCTTTTTCAAAATTTCTGTTGTGTTTAGCAACTTTGTTTGCTGTTTCTAAAAAATGATAATTTGCGTCTGCTGTAGGTTTATCACCCGCTTGCTGTATTAATTTATGTTCTAAAACTCTAAGAGGTTCAATGTTAAACATCATACCTAAAGTCATGTGTATGTCTTTTTCTTCAAAACCTACATCGAGCATTTCTTTGTACAAACCTTTCATCATTGTGAAAGATTTTTCCATTCTCTCTAAAACGTCAGAATCATTTTCAGATATTCTTATTAATGTCTTTCCTAACTTTTTTAATGAATTAGATTGTGCAGTGGTTAATCCTTCTATAGTTCCTCTACCGTCTGCAAACTCTACTAATTGTTTGATACCGGGAGCTTTAAATATTAAAGATACTCCACTTCCTAATCCTACCATGTTTGCTGATTTTGTCACTACATCTAACGGCATTTTTAAACCATAAATAGCTAACCTGTCTACTACCTGTTCTTGTAATTTATATCCTGCGGTAGCACCACCAATACCAAACATAAAATCAATGGTAAAAGCAGTTAAATCCTTACCCTGATCTCTTAGAGAATCTGTTATGTAATAAGTAGAAACAGCTTCAAATAAACTTTCAGAGCCCATAGTCTTTTTTACATCTTTCCAATACACTTTAGGATTTGACTTCCAAGCAAATGCTTGTTTTTTTATTTCGTTTGATATCCATGTTTTAAATTTTGATTTATTATTTTCTCTTGCCTTACTTAGAGCCTTTCCTAAAACTATTCTAGATTGTTTATAAAACTCGTCAGCAGGAATGTCATCAACACTGTTGTATAGTTTTTTACCACCGGGCCCTGTCTTTGCTAACATACTTTCTCTAGTTTCTTTGTATAAGTCATCTGTAAATTTTTTAGCACCCGTTATATTTTTTCCTACTCCTAATATAGCAGTTGTAAGAGAAAGATTGAAACCTCGTAAATTTATAAATCTTGTTAGTAAATCTCTTTCTACTCTATTTTCATAGCCTTTTGTAATTTCTTTAACATTTAAAAAATTAAACCCTGATTTGTCAGAAACATCTATAGAAGTTGTACCTGCATTATAAAATGTTTGATTAGTAGGAACTATAAATTTTATGGCAGGATTAGATTCTACACCAGAAGTTAACTTATCTAAATCTCCTACCCTAACTGCTTGATCATCTTTTAAATTTAATGTTTTATCAACAGCGTTTAGGGTGTCTGCTAACATTGCTGTACCTAAATTTGCTTCACCTGTAAACAAATCTAACAAAGATGCAGGCCCTATTGCTACCATGTTTATACCCGTTCCGTAAACTATTCTTGAAGCCATAGGTAAATAAGTAGCATAACTTGCTATTTTATCTATCGTATCATCAGACATATTTTGTAGTGCACTATTTTCTGTTTCGTCCCTAAACTTGTACAAACCATCTCTAATTCTGTTAAAATCTTTAGGTTTATTTCTTTCAATGGTACTAATAAAACTTTTCCAATCTCCTTTACCTTGCAAAATAGCTCTGTGAAAGGTATCATCTTGAGTGTACAAAGATAAGAGAGGGGCACCTTCTGCTATTTGTTGTTTATCCGCAGCCTTAGCTATAGTAAGAACCTCATCAAATTTAGCGTTTTTAATTATTATCGGAGCAGTTTCTAAACCTTTTGGTGTGAACCTAGGATAGTAATGCCAATCTGTTTCTACATTGTCCCCTACTTTTTCTCCCGATGCTGTTACTATGTTTCTCTCTAGTATATACTTACTAGGATCAGATACTTGTTGAGCTGCTTTATAAAATAAATTTTGAAGTTCATTTGTTGGCTGTCTTTTTTGATCAACTTTATCTATAATAGCTTTAGTTACTGCTTTCTTTCTTTGTGATAAAGTAGTATCCAACGCATTATCTAAAATTTCTCTACCAGCCTCTCCTATCTCTCTTACAGCTTCTGTCGTGTTACTAAAAAGTCCCGGTTCTTTTCCTATAGGAACAGCTGGTGCTTCTACTTGCACGTCTCCTTTAATCTGTGCAGATTTTATTTTAGCTTCATTGTATTGTTTTTTCTGTGCATCTGTTAGAGAATTATAATCTACTCCCGGTAAACCTAGTTGTATCATTTGATCTTTTGTAAGAGGCCCTGTGAATTTTTCATCTCGTACAGCAATTTTTTCTCTTCTTTCAGGTTTAATAGGTAAATTAGTTATAGCACCTTTTATTTCTGCTGTTGTTTCTTCTCCTGCACCGGAACTTTTTGCTGCTGCAATTCCTGCAACGGGTAACATTACTGGCATATTATCTTGCTCCTTGAGTTGCTGTTATAAAATCTATAGCTATGTCTAAAAGTCTAGGATTAATTTGTTGTAAATTATCACTTCTAACATAGTTTAAAAAATTATCAGATGCACCGGGGCCGAAGTCTTCATCTAATTTAGTTACGATATTTTGTATATTTTCTATAAACGCTGTGTCTGTCAAAAATTTTACTTCGTCTGTTGAAAACTTAAACATTTGATTATTGTATTCAATTTCCATTGTTCTACCTTGAGGAAGATTTGGTGAGTACATTTGTACATCTTTAAATTCTTCATTGATAGCACTCAAATAATCAATAACTTTATATGTAGAGCCACTTTTTTTAACACTACCAACATTTCCTTTTATACCTCGTACTTCATCAAATTCATATTCTAAAACTTTCTTGTCAAATTCCGGTGTTTCTGATTGGCTAACTATTTGGTCTAAAGTAACTTCTTCGTTTATTAAATTTCCTCTAACTTCTGGACTTGAAACAGACCCGTCAGAGTTAATTGCATCTATGTTATCAACTATTCCCTGCACGCTATTATTTAAAGACTGTTCTATCATACGTGCAGTCATCAAACCATTAACACCTCTTTGATTACCTTCTTTATATAGTAAACCAATTGATTTTCTTTTTGACATCACTCTATCTATTTCGTTTATTACAGATAAATAATCACCTCTTGATCTAAAAAAGGCGTTACCTATAGCGTTCATAAATAAATTTACGTCTTTATCAGAAATGGTTCTTGCATCACCATCCCCTTGTACAGCAGCTGCCATTTGAAAAGCAAGTATGTATGAATAATAGTTTAATACTGCCATTTCAGACTTTTTATATATCTGACTTTCTTTAGTGCCTTCTTGCATAGCTTTAAGCCTGAAGTTTTCTTCTTTCTCTTCAAAAGTGGTGCCCGCTTGACTATTAATGGCATCTGCTAAATTTTGATTGTGTTTAGTTACTTCATCGGATAGAGAAGTATTAAGTCCTTGTAAAGTTTTTAAATCTCCTGTGTCTTGTATTTTATCATTTCCAATTAAATTATTTACAAAATTCTTTGCCGAATCAAAAAAACCGGGTTTCTTGGTATCCTCAAAACTCTGTATGCCGCTTGCAATTTGAGCAGGTGCGTCAGCTATACCCCTAAGCATTAGCATTATTCTGTTAAGTCCACCTATTGCCGGAGCATTAGGGCCCTCTAAAATACCTTTTATTTTTCTTGTAGTGCCTAATACTTTTTCAGCCCCTGTTACCATCTTAGTAAAAGAAGTTAAATCTTTATACCCCATATATCTTTCTGCATATTCTTTAGGGTCACTAATATTTGTTATTTTCATTTTACCAATCACTCTATATTCCTGAGGTAAAAAACGCCCTACTAATTCTAAAGTAGTTTCAATATTTTTATCTGTTAAAAATTCTGGATTACTTACAAGAAATTTATTAATATCTTTTTTATCTTGAGTTGTTAACGTATTTAAATCTTTTTTTCCAAAACCTGTTTCTTTGTTTAAAAATATTTCTGATAGATATACAAAGCCTGCTAAATATTTTTCGCTACTTATACCTCCTTCTACAGGTTTTTCTGGTTGTACAGCTTTTATTTGTTTTATTTTATCTAAACCTGACCTATAATCACTAAGACCAAAAGTTTTTGCTACTATTTCAACAGCTTTATCTGGTTCATAATATACATACTCATCTTTGTTATCTGGAAAAAGAGCATCAGGATCAAGTAAAAATTCACCATTTTTTCTATTTACTTTTGGTACTGTAAGAGTAAAAGGTTCAGCAATCACACCATTTATTTTTTCACCTTTTTCATCTACGTTATCATTATGGCGATAAATATAATCTGTCCCCGTAGAACCTGTTAAAAGACCAGCTATTTTAGTTTCCCACCAAGCTCCTCCTTTTCCTCTACCGAAATAAGATACGTGTCCGGGCAGACCTCTTGCTGTAGGTTCAGTGACTATACGACCATCTTCACCTGCTATTCTTAACTTTTGTGCTTCTGGGCCTCCATAAAAATTGTATGAAGTAAGTAAACTGTTTAATGCTTTATCTTGCTTTGTATCTATTAGATACTCTACTAAATTTCTATTTTCATCTTTTATATCGGGATATAATTCAGAAAGAGGTGTCAAACTTTGTTTCATAATTTCTAATGAACTTTGATTGTTTTTACTTGATACATCTGACGCATCACTTTCTAAAAAAGAAAATGGAAGAGGAATTTTTGTTCCTCCAATTTCATAGTCAAAACTAAAAGGATTTTTTTTTCTTACTTTTAAACTATTTTCTAACGCTAAATCATTTGTTAATTTAGTAGCAGCTAAAGTTTTAGAAAGCTCTAATTCTTTTTGTTTTTCTAACGCTGCCTCTGTATTAATACCATCAGCAACTCCTTTTAAAAATCCTAATGCAAATCCCATCTTATATCATCCCCTCCTGTGGTGGTTGTGTATCTTCTTCAATCATAAGTTCTTCAGGTGTTTCTTCTAAAAAACCTCCTGATGGTCGCTGTTCTTCAGCTTTCTGTTGGCTCTGTGCCCTTTCTGTTAATAAATTAAGAGCTCTAGGATTTAATTTAGCCATGCTGTTTATCATGTCTCCATCAGATAAAGTCCTAGCTTGATCTCCCTTATCAGGATTGAACAGCACCATAGGCACATCTTTATCTAAACCTAATAATATAAAGTACATGGCAAGTGGAGGTTTGATAAGCTCTGCTGTATCAGGAGACCATAAACCCTCTGAGAAACCAACGAATGCTATAGTGTTTACTAAATATTCTATAGGCACACCAGACGCTAATTGTTTTAGATTAGCATCCTTTAATTCTTGATCTGATTCCAGTTTAGATATGATAAACTCAACACAATCATCTGGGTCTGTATATTTCCAAGGCCTTTCAAACTTTTGACTTCCCGGTTCATCTGTTAATGATTGTCCCGGAATAGGTGTAGATAGAGCATCTAATGCCTCTATAGAACCGGGAGCTGAAGGTGGTAAACCTTCAAACTGTTGTTGTCCATTTGCTTTATCAAATCTGTATTTCATAATTATCCTACGCTGTAATATTTGGGTTTGTTGTTGTTGCTGCTACTACGGGTGCTTTTGTGACGTTAATCTGTGTGCTGATATCTGGTAAGTTTGCTTTATTTACATCTAATAATTGACTTGCAATAAATGCTACAGCATCTTTATCACTATTTACAGCATTAGCTAAATTGCTTGCGTAGTAGTTTCCTTGCTGTGCTGACCTAGATACAGCAACAGGGCCTTTTTGAAACGGTGCCACTCTAGAGTCTATTGTCTGTGCAGCTTTTTTAGGTATTTGTTTGTACTGACCAGAATATTCTGCAGGCGAGGGGACTCCCGCACCTTTACTATTTTTATATGAGTTAACTAATTCGGTAAAATATTTTTCAACAAAACCCTTTTCTTGTGCGTAATCTACAATTTTACCACCGTACTCTTTAACCACTCCAAGAGCTTTACCTCCAAAATCAATTACTGTCTCTAAAAAACCACCTTTGTCTGTTTTTGATCTTCTATCTTCATAACCTCCACTTTTTATAGGCGTATCCTTAGTTCCTTTTTTAAACTTTAAAGGTTCTTCTACAACAACAGATTGCTTTATCATAGCCTGTAATTTATCTGTATCAGTAGTCCCTAAAGGTAAACCTTGATCTCTAAAACTTTGTTGTAGTGTATGTCTTAAACTCATGCTTTCTCCTTATAATATAGCTTCTTTAAAAACTTTAATGGCGGGGCCTAATAATAAATTATACGCTGCACTTCCTACAGAAGTGGCTACGGCATCTTCAAATTGTTTGTCGTAAAATTCAGAGTTAGCATCTGCTTCTTGTGCTATCATAGCAGATTGATGTGCTCTTTGTAAATTACTTTCACTAGCTGTCATAACCCACGATGCTTCATCTCTGTATCGTTGCCACAAATTAGCCTGTGCTTGTGCAGTCAAACCTAATAAGTTCTGTGCATTGATTCTATTTGTTTCATTTTGCACAGCAGTATCTCTAGTGTTTACTTCTCTTCTCCAGTTTGCATTTGACTGTAGTATCTGAGCAGCCATGTTAGCGTCAAACTTATCTCTGCTGTCCTGCATCTGTGCCATAAATCTTTGCATAGAGTTTGCTTGATCAGCGTTTACCTGTGATATAGAAGCTGCCCTGTTGTTATTTGAGTTCTGTACTTGAGAACTTAACTCTGCAAAAAATTTATCTACTTCATTTTGTGATTTAGCATTAAACTGTCTTGCAGCATTTTCTTGTGCTACTTCTGTCAACAGCTTCTGTGTGTACGTCTGGTGATTTATTTCATTCACTCTTTGAGTGTTATCCATTTCTTTTATGTCTAGAGTTAAAAATGCTTTTGCATTATCTACAGCACCTTGTAATCTAGCACTCATATTAGCTCTATCCATCGCTGCGTATGTCATTGCATTTTGCATAGTAGCTTGCTGTTCATTGCTTAAATTCTGTAAATCCAACGCTGCATATGTTTTTGCATCCTGTGCAGCAATTGGTATAGCAGATTCATAAATAGCTTGTGTAATCGCAGCAGCAGCCATTGATGATGCACCTAAACCTCTTTGTTGCATGATAGCATTTACTTTACGTACAGCAGGAGCAGCCCATGCTGGAAGAGCCTCGCCATTATCCATAGCTGCATATAAAGATTCTATCTGTCCTTTTACAGTTCCTAAGTTACTAACAGTTCCTGTTGCACCTGTGGCTACAGCATCAGAAGATACTTGACCTTGTAAAATTGCTGTCTTTGCAAACTGAGTAGGATCACCTATCAAGGAAGATGGTGATATTGTTCCTGTAGCAGCAGCGGCCTGTGGAGTATTTTCTTGTGTGAATGCACTATATGTATTTGCAGCTTCTACCGTAGGAGTAGTTACGTCCCTAGCGACAGCACCCTCTGGAGTTACAGTAGGAGCAGTCGGTAGTTGAGTAGCATTTTGCTGTCCAAAATCTACCAATTCATTAGTGTTTATAGTTGTACTTTGAGGAGTTACAGTTTCGCCTTCAGTTAAACCTACTTTCATCTGTGGTATTACACCTGATACAGGCTGTACAGCAGGTCTATCCGTAACTTGTTGTTGTGTGGTTTCTGTAGTAGCAACACTTGGAAAACCAGTAATCTCACCCGTTTGCTGTACGTTGGTAGTTCCTACGCCTCCTGTAGTCGTGGGTAAATCTTCAGCTGCTGTCCCTCCCGACTGAAATCTTCTAGGCATTTTTTTGTTTACTTTAAATCCTGTATTATCTAGCACTGGTAATCTAGCCATATCTAACTCCTATTCCTCTCTATAAACCTATCTATCTTATCCTCCAATCTCTGCAGATGTGTAATAACCTCCTTCACCTCTTGCTGTACATCACTTCTTTTCGCATATTCCTCTCTGGTCTGATTGAGTAGAATTTGCAGTCGCTTCACCTCTTGAAACATCTTTGAGAATGCCCAAGCAAACGGTGCTACGATTAACGTGAGCACGAGATTCCATATCATAGTAGGGTCTAATTCCATTAACTTCTCCTAGTTTTTCTTCTTGTTCTTTTCTTACTTACTATTGTCTTCACGTTGGTAGGTTTACCTCTTACGCCTTGTGCCTTTGATCTTTTTCTCTGTACAGCACTCTTTATCTGTGACTTGCTCATTGACCTAGCCTTTGATCTTGGTACACACTTAGGGTAGGCTCTCTTGCTTTTACTAGCTGACTTACGTCCACAAGGTTGGTATTTGCCCTTCTTCTTTGGAGCACCGATATCTACCCAGTCTCCTTTCGGCCCTTTACCAAACCATTCTCTCAGGCTCATTTGTAACCACCACCACGTTTCTTGTATGTACGAACTAACCATGCGTTTGCATAGGCACTTGGGTAGACCTTGAACTTTTTCTTAGCTTCTGCTTTTACTCTTGCATACAGCGATGGGTTTGTTGGTGTAGGCCCCTTCTTCTTAGTTTTTTTCTTCTTTATCTTTCTACCACGTTTTGCTTCTATAACTCCTCTACCAACCAATACATCTTTTTTTGTAACTTTGTTTCTTGGTGGAGCTAAAGCTGCCAGTTTTTTGTTTTTTGGTTGTACTGCCATAATCATTTACCTTTCATAAGTTTGTACATCATAGTCATCAGGCCAATCGTTAACTTTAGCGATTGCTGTAATATTCCCGTCACTGTCATATGTATCATTATGTAATGCCTTGAAAGCAGCCATATTAGCACTATCGTCAATGGCATTGCAAATAGTAGCACAAGTATTTCTAACATTTGTAACGTATGTGGATACTGCACTAGGAATTGTTTTACTGTTATCATATGTATATCTCTCCACTAACCAATTAAATCTTCTTATTAAATCATTTGCTCGTGTTTTACACTTGTTTTTGGCTTGTGTTTTTAAACCGTAGTATACAACTTGATTACCTTTACGATCTAAAACAGCGTTACCATCTTCGTCTACAGCGTTGCTGTCTGCAAGTGCCTTATCAGTTTTCGTGTAAGTAGTCGTAACCTTTTTATTAGAACTATCAAACGCATACGTAGGTTGTGAGGTAATCTCATACCTGTTATCTCCTTGAGTTCCTGCCTCTACAGTATATATACCTACAGCATTCAACTCTGTCCAAGTCCACGCTGTAAATATGGTTCGTGGATGTCGCACATTGTTAATTACCATACTTTTAGGAAACCTAATTATTTCCTGTATAGTATTATCTGTTACATAAGCCCACATATTATTTCACCTCCTAAAAAGTATTGTTATATTTAAATGGAACATCTGCCCAAGCCATGTAAATAAAATCTCCACCACTTTGATTTAAATATTGATTTGAACTACGAATTTTAAAACCATTAGATAAAAAATCAATAGGTTGATTTGCTGTATCTTCAGCACCATTTGTATTCCATCTTACAATAGCATCATTTGGATTAAATGTATGTCTTGCAGTATCCCAAACTCTCCATCCTCCTGAACCACTTGTTCTTTTTAATGCTAAAAGTCTTGGTCTAAATCCTGTATATATGTATGGTCCATTAGCATTACCATTTCCTTCATATTTTCCAAAATTTTGCATACCTTCTACATCTGTCCAAACATAAGCTAACATATTATCTCCACTTTCGTTAGTTGCACCTGAACCTTTTACTCCTATAAAATTTGAAGTCATACCTGCTGTATAAAATTGACTGCTATCACTTGCAAAAGCACCATCACTTTCTAATTGTCCATAATATCCAGTTATACTTTGGTGCCAAACTGCCCAATGACTTGAGCTACTTCTATTTTTTGTAATAATAAAAGAAGGAGTTTTTCCTAATCCATGAGCAATAGTTTGGTCAGAACTTCCATTTCCAGTATATGTTAATATTGCAAAACCACCTGCAGTATTACTTTGTCTTGTTACTGTTATATCTCCTGAACTATCTGAACTGGTTGTTCCTCCATTAGCTTTCCAACACCAAGCAACATAATCTTTACCAGTATAGTTAGCACCAGTTTGTTCATTTACTCCTAAAGTAAATCCATCACTATCAAAAGAAACTAAATCTTTATCTGAAGCACTTGATAATTCAGCTCTCTGGTCGTGTGAATATAAAACTTTAGCACGACCCCTTGAAGAATCTATAAAAGCATTTGAATAACTATCTGTGCTAGTTCTATTTTTAATCCAACATAAATCAGGTTGAAAATTTAAATCGCTTATTTCCTGTGAACCAGAATTACCTGCATAAGTAACTATATCAAATTGCTTACTAGGATAATTATCGCTAGTCTGTGCAGGGTCTATGTCATCTGATACAACCATATTACCTGTGCAAAGAGCTAAAAATCCTGTTGGTGGTGTATATTGAAATTCACCAAAACCATTTTCATCTGCATTACTTGCTGCAGTTTCTTGTCCACCAAATGTAGAGTCTTGTCCAAAATTCCAAGTATGGTCTAATCTATTTACATCTCCTGACCAACCACCCCAAGTAACATTCATATTTTCAAACATAGTAGCAGAACCTTGAAATACATAACCAGTTCCATTAGCAGGGTCTCCAGAATTTCTCCATGTGCCATTAACACCAACCCACCATTTATAAGTTGCAGGGTCATAAGCAAACATAATAATATTACCTGATGATACAGTTCCTCCTATATTACCTGGACTACCTTGGTCTGAATCTCCTTTATAATGATACATTTTACCAGATTGATAACTTGCTTGAAATGTAACAGAATCATATACTTGAGATGCTGCTTGCGTACCTCTTAGTCCTTGAACTCCTCCATAACCACCTAGACCATCTATTCTATATTCACAATATGTTTTGTGTGTCATAGCCATATTTGTAACCCATCCATCACCTCCAACATCATCATATGTAAGATTTCCATTAGAATAATTACCTCTATTCACTCTTGCATCATATTCTGTTGAAGGATTTAAAGTACAAAAATTTCCACTACTTGCCATATTAATTAACTCCCAAATGTTGGACTATCAAGAACTTGATTATT